AAGTGACGGAGTAGAGCGATGACGGCTGATTTCATGAGTGGGAGTTTTGGTTGGTCGGGGTTGCGTTTGCGGAAGATGCGCATAAGGGGAAATGTTACTTGGCTTTGGGTGTTGCAAATTCTTGGTAGTCACTCTCGTATTGCGCATCCCATCCGAAGAAGGAATGCACCCCGCAAGGCGTGGGCCAAACTTGATAGCGCACCCAATTGGTAGGTTCTGGACCCTCCCAAAGGATGTCAACGCAGTACGCCTTCGGGTTGTCGGGGTTGACATGGCCCAACTCTACGCAGGTGTTTGGCGAGGCTTCTGCATCGTAGATGGTGCGGAAGTCAGCGTAAACGGCAAACTCGTATTTTCTAAAGGTGGCCATTGTTAAAGGCTTGTTAGGGCTGCGAGTTCTGCGTTGGTGAGGCGGGTGGTGTAGAGGGCGGCGGCACGGATGCGGTCGTTGAGGTGGATACTAAATGTCCCAGTTTGATTTCTCGCTCCCAATACCAAGCTGTTGCAGGCGGGTATAGACGATGCGGTTTGTGTGCTGATGATGCTACCATTGACCGCAAGAACAGTTCCGCTTGAAGCCGTGCTGTAAGCCAATGCGACCTTATAAATTCCAGCCGTTATTGCCCCTGCATCAATATTTAAAATTATAGCACTTGCAACACGAATAGTAAAACGCCAAACATTTCCAAGCACTTTTTGTATTTGAATGGAATCGGCTACCCAATCATTTGTTTGGATGATTGCAATAACCCCATTGTACCCAAGGTTCCTCACATCCACCTCCGCATACATCGTCCCCTCCGTCTGCCCGATGGACCCGCTGACTGCTCCGCTGACCGAGATGACATCGGCGTTGCGGGTGACTGCTGCGGTGGTGGTGGGGATGTAGGAGGTGGCTACGCTGCCTGCTTCAAGTTGTGCGCCCCAAACGAAAAATCCATTTGTTCCGTTGCCAGTGTAAGAGGTATTCCCCGAAGCATCACGGAGAGACAAAATGAAATTATTAGACGCTTGGTTGGCCGTAAATGTTCCACCTATGCGATACCATCCGTTTCCGTAATTTTGAATGAAAGGATTTGTTCCGCCCGTAACTGTTCCTGCCGTTAGGTTAAAATCAATATCCCAGTAAGCCCCTGAACCGCTCATTCTAAAACGACCAAGAGTTGTTTCGGACGCCTTAGCAAAGAAACTTGTGGTATAAGTTGTGCCGCTTGTTAATGTTATTGACTGCAAACAAAAGTGCGTTCCCGTAACTGCCGCCTCAATCAATTTATCGGCATTTGTTGTGCCGTCAGGAGATGTCGTCACATTGCCTGAAACCGTCGACCCTTGCCCGCCGCTTGTAGCCGCCCAAGGCGATACATTCCAAGCCTCACTCTGCAACGCCAAATTCGTCCCCGAAGGCTCCACCAAAAGCGCAGGACACCCCGCCGTTCCGCCGCTTGTGTAGTAGTCCAAGCGGGGGATGCCCGACGCTACGGATTCAATCAACCCCGCAGAGTTAAACCTCGTCGCAGTCGTGTTGCGGGTAACGGTAAAGTCCCCCGCCCCGCTGGTGGGGATTTGGGAGTATAGTTTCCCCGTCTTGGAACGATAGGGGACAATGAGTAAAGATGGTGCTGCGGGCATTTTAATTTAGATTATAGGTGCGCACTTGGAGGCAGTTTTCAAAAAGGGTTTCTTTGGCGGTGGCTGAATCGGCATCGCAGCGGTTATTGAATACCGCCCAAACCGTGTCCGTCCACACGAAGAAGTTGTAATCTTGGAAGGTGGCAATGAATCTCGCTTGCAGGCAATCGTTGCTTGCGGTTTCGGCAGCGGTTGCGCCGTCAGCAGATGCACGGGCGTTGTAGGCGGCCCAGTAAGGGTTGCCCGAACCGCCGAGGATGAGCGAGCGGGGATAGCCGTATCCGTAGCCGATGAACATCGCTTAGAGGAAGGTGTATCCGATGACGCTACCCACGGATGGAGTGACCGCCGTAATCTTGCCGCCGTTCCTTCCGCTGATGACGATGCCAGCGGAAACGGACTTGCCGCTCATAGCGTAGGCGGTCAGCAGGTTTTCGCCTCCTGTACCCGTCAAGGTCGTGAAGGTAGCGGCGGCGTTCACCACAAGGAAGTCGTAGTTCTTGCCCGACACGGCAGCGTCCACGAATTCCATCGTGCCGCCCTGTCCGAGCATTTGTTGTAAAATTGGAGTAGGCATTTTGTATGGGTTGCTTTAGGGTAAATGTAGGTTATGTCGGAATTTCACAAACCGAGTGCGAGTATGGGATTTGGAACTGTAGCGTTGCCACCCACCCCGCCGTACGGTCATCACGGCTCTCTACGAAGCGTGTAAGCGACACGGAGGTACTTAGCGTCCACTCTTGCGTCGGGTCGTTTGTGAGGCTTGAAATGAAGTCCTGAGCGATTTGCAGTTGGTCGCTCAAAACCTCGTCTTCGTTGTCCTGCCAACCGAGCGTCGGACTGCCCGAAACCACTCCGCCCATCGTGGCAATGGATTCAAGACGGTCAGAGAAATATACACCAACCACCAAATTAAGAGTGCCAGAATCAGTACTCGCTGACTGAACATCCGCAAAGACGAGCGGATAGACGATTCGCTCACGGCTTGGGGTGCGAAGGTTTATCGTGTTGTCCGTTCCGATTGCAAGCGGGTCGCCCGTTCCGAACGAGTTCACCTGCGGGTGAGCATTTGCAAGAGCAAGAAGTGCCTGCTTGATTTTTATCCATGACATATGCTTGGAGTTTCAGAATGTTTTTAGAATGTGCGCCCATCGTTAGCAGTTATTGCAGTAGGGGTCGTAACCGTAGGGCCATGGCCTATCAAGCCCAGCACCACGGCGGAGGGTTCTTGCGTCCAAGGCCATCCCTGTGTTGTAATTGGTTCCGTTCGGGTAAATAGTATCAAGAGCCGATGGCGGTGAGTTGAATAGCGGATAGTTGGCCTTCTGCTCCATGAGGTAGCGGGTGATTCGCTCCGAGTACCACTCGGCATCGTTCTTCACTTTGTCGGTAAGGCGGGTGATTTCGTCCATGGACATCTGCGACGATTCCTCGCTGGTTCTGCGGACCATTCCCTTGTTCATGTATTTGAACGCAAGCACCATGGGTAATTCGTAGTAGAGCCATTGCACCATAGCGGGTTGGATGTAGTCCTCCAAGAGCGTGTTGTTCAGGGCAGTCGTTGTGCCGCTGACCACTTGCGTCACCATTTCGCTATACAAGGCCGACCCAACGATAGGCTGAATCCGCATCTCTTGGACCTTCACGATGGTAGGCCGTATTTGGGTAAACGACACATTCTCGTTGATTACGGAATTGTCCAGCAGGGTTTGTTCGCTGATAAAAAGTGCCTTCATGCTTTCGTGATTTTATTGCCCTTACGGATTACCAACTGCTGCTCCCACACATGGCGGCATTGGGGGCGGTTCACTCCGCTGGCCGTGTGATACCAACCACCTCTGCGGTTCCAAACGGAATAGCCCATGATGTTGGAGATGCCGTCAATATCGTCCCGTGTGTACACCTTGCCTTGGTCAGCCAAGTCCAGCATGACCTTGCAGAACTCACGGCTGGTCCGTTTGTCCTTGTTGCTAAACCCTGCGGCCCATGCGTATTTATAGCGGACTTCCAATACTGGCTCGGCCACTTCCTTAATGTTTTTGGGCAAGCCCTGCTCGGCGATTTTGTCCACGGCACGGGCGATGGGGTAACGGTCTTTTGTGATTAGGTAAGCGACCCGCTTGGCGACCTTCGCCTTGCTGACCCCGAACTCCTTGGCCATTTCTTCCACGCTTGCGTCCCGATTCTTCTTGCGGTAGGTTTCAATTTTTTTATCTAGTTCTTTCTCCTCCTCGCCCAGTTCAGCGAAGGCTTGACGGACTTGGTCGTCTAAGTCGGTGTCAAACCGCATTGGCTTGGAATGCATGACAACATACTCGTCGCTGCTGCTCCCAAACTTACTTGCGACCACCTCCAAGACCTTAAATTCCTCGTCCCCCCATCCGTAGTCCTCGTCATCTTCTTCGCCCCATGTAGGCTCGCTAAACGCCTGCTCCCGAACGCCGAGCAGGGTGTTCACTTCTTCGGGGGTTAGACCGAATCCAGCGGACAACATCGTGCGGGCCATCTCCAAGGTAATCTTTTCTTGGGCATAGTGACGGACGATTCGCATCAAGTTCTGGTACTCACGGCCCGATAACTTCTTGATGTTGTCGTTGCTCATGACGGCGGGGGTTTGCGGTTGCTCGTCGGGTTGGGGATTGGGTCCGACTACATCGGCGGGTTGCTTTTCCAATGCAGGGAGGCCCGCTTTTTCCCGCAGTTCTTCGGGGGTCATAATGGTCATCAGGGCTTGCTCGGATAGTCGCTCCGTAATCGGTTCCACGGGAATCAGTTCCATCCCCTCCACGCCATTGAACGACCCCAAATAGTTAATCATCCGCTCCACTTTGCGAACTCGGTCGTTGACATAGGTAGCCTTGAATAGTTCGTAAGCCTCCACCAGTTCCTGCCGCCCTCCCAGTTGGCCCTCGGTCTTGACACCGAATAGCATGGGGTTCACGACACGGTGGCTGATGAAGATTTCTTGCTGCACGGTCTTGTTGAGGATTTCAAACTGCTTGTCCATGTCGGACGGTGTCAACGGTTCCAGCGTTGGAGCCTTGCTGACATCGTCGTTGAAGGTCACCACAAAGCGACCTGCATTGTCGGTCCCCGAAAACTTGCGCTTGATTTGCCGCTCAATGTCGCCCTGTTCTTCGGGGGTCGGGATTCCGTTGTTGAAGTTTATGAGATACCCACCCCAAAAATTATTTTTTAGGTTGTTCACATGGAAGTTGGCAATTTGACAGTCCGCTTCGATATATGCAAGCCCTCCCATGTATTCTGGGAGCGGATAGGACTTAACGCCAGCGGCATACACACGATAGTAGAACAACTGCTTGCCGATGCGGTTGTCTGCATCAAAGGCGGGGATTTTCTCTACATCCCCGATTTTGGGGTATAGTTGGACCATTGCATCGTCGTACCAGTCAGCCACTTGAAACATCCGCTCGTCCTTGTCCACTCGGATTTTTTCAAAGGGAATGTGTTCCATTTTCGCAATCGTCCCCATCTTGTTCCAAGTCACCGCCACCGCAAACCCGTTGAATAGTTCCAAGTCAAGGACCAACTTTTCGGTGATGTCGTTGAGGTCGTCATGCTCGGATAACCCGTCAAAGAACTTGGCGTAGCGGGCCTGCTGCTCCACGGTCATCTTCTCACCTGGTTGCCATCCACCGCCAACGATGTAGTTCACTTTTCCGTTAACTATGGCGTTGTGCTTGCTGCTTCGGCGGTAGTTGTCCAGCAGGTAGTAAGGGTACTCGTTGAACGCACCGTAGGTGATGTACTTGCCCGCCT